ATTTATAAATAAAACATTATGAACACTTTTGGTAAAATAAAAACAAATATTGAAAACACGGCCATAGAAATGGCAAAAAAACCAGAATTTAAAAGATTTATTTTTGAATTTAATGGTATGGTGTTAAATAACAAAGACATTTCTGAATTGTATTTTATCTATGATGATTTATCTACGAATAAAGGTCTTGATGGGGATTTGGCTAACGATTACATAAACGAATCAATTGAGTATTCACAAATTTTAATCGAAAGTCAATCTAAAAGTATCGGGTATTTAAATACTTGGATTAATTCTTGGAACAAATCAAACGGTAATAATTACTCAGATATTGATAACGCCATTTACAACACAGGAATAAGAAATTTAGAATCAATTTTAGAATCTAAAAAAAATATTAAAAACGTAATTATAAAAGAAGAGGTAAAAAATGTTGTAACAGAAACATATAATATTCCAATATCTTCTATGGTTAAAATAGCGAATGAAAATCTTAAAAAAGAGGTTAGTAATTTAAATGAAAATGACCGTAAAGAGTTAGACGAGATTCTTATATTAACTTCAGATGAGGTTAAAAAAGAAATGTCAGAACTAAAAGAAAATGTGGTTAAAGGGTTAAAAACAACTTTAACCGAATCTAAAGATAGTGATTTAAATAACACTATACAAAACACCATAAATAAAATAATGGATTCTAAAGAAGATCATTATAATTTATATAAACTAAGAAAGTTGAATACAGAACTATGAAAAAGTTTTTTAAATCGTTGTTAGGTGGCGGTTCAACAACATTATCATCTAAAAGATTTACAGGTATTATTTGTGTAATATCTTTAGTGATCTCATTATTTGTATCTTTATTTTCAGCAGGAAAATTAACACCAAACGAATCATTAATTGATGTTATCGCTCTTTTATCTTTTGGGTCTTTGGGTCTTACGTCTACTGAGGTGATTTTCTCAAAAAAGAAAACCGATAAAAAAGAAGAAGAGAATCAATCAGCAGAATAATTCTTTTGATTATATATCGCCTTTTGAATTTGAGCCCTTCGTTCTACGGAGGGTTTTTTATATTCCTTTCTTTCCTGTAATTTTTGGATTTGTTTTGTTTTGTATATTTTAAACTTATATGCCTTTAACGCTTGTTCTATATTTTTATTGTTTACCGGTATAATTAGCATAGTTTTTTTTGTTTTACTATAAATAGTAGGAATTTTTTTAATTTTTGACAACCATAAAAAGTTTTATTATATTTTATTAAACAATAAACGGATAAGGTATGAATAATGAAAAAAGGAAAAACGTCAAAATTAAACATTTTTGATGACGCAAAATGTCACTACGGAACGGTCGACTCAAAAAAATTAAAATCAATTTACATAGTATTACAAACATGGGTCGAACCAAAAGATGATTACGATAATTGGACAAAAATTACAGGTGAAATAAAAAGACAAATATTACACACACTATTAGAAGTTGTTGACCACACAACATTTGAGAAAAAACAAATTGTGGATCTTGATTTAAGAACTAGTGGAATACAGAAAAACAAAAAAAGTTTCTTAAATTTAGAATTAACTTTATTTATACATAAAGAAAATGTAGATTTTAAATCCCTTATTTTAAGAAGTAAGATTAAAAATGTTTTACAGTCAATATATAAAGACGACTTAAAAAATTCAAAGTATTTTACATTAAGTAGGACAAAAATTAAAGAAACCGTAAGTATCTAATATTTATCATAAAAAAGATTATGAAGATATTAGGACCAGGTGATACGGGTAAAGGTATTCTTGTTGAGTACGATTCTGGAATTATAAACCCAAATGAATATAGAAACAGCCAAGTATTAAAGGAATCGTATGGTCAATTAGACTATTCAAAACCCTTTATATTTTATGCCACCCTTCAAAAATATGGAGTTCCAAATAGAAATGGTAGAGTTTATCCTGAAAAAATATTAAAAAGAGAAGCGGAAAGATATAAAGACATGATTAATAAAGGAATGTCTATATCTGAACTTAATCATCCAGAATCCTCACTTATCGATTTAGATCGAGTGGCACATCTAATTACAGATGTGTGGTGGGAAGATAATGTGATGATGGGTAAAATAAAATTATTAACCACACCTGGTTTTCACGAAAGAGGTATTGTGTCATCTAAAGGTGATATTGCCGCTAATATGATGAGACAAGGGGTTACTATGGGGGTTTCTTCTCGTGGTGTTGGTTCGTTGGTAAAGAAAGGTGAACAAAATGAAGTACAAGAAGATTTCGAATTAATTTGTTTTGACTTAGTTTCTTCCCCATCAACTCCAGGAGCATATCTTTATTTAAATAAAGAAGATAGACCTAAGTACGAAGAAAAACTAACTGAACACGAAAATATACAACCAACTTCAAATCCACTATCAAAATCTGTTGACTTAATGAAAAGATTATCCGATTATTTGGATAAATAAAATTATAAGAAATGGATGAAAAGTATTTTGTAGCTAGAGTAACCACTGATATAGTGGATGAAAACACAGGGAAAGTAAAAAAAATTAAAGAAGAAAAATTAGTTAAGGCTTATTCACCAACAGATGTTGAAGCGAAAGTAACTAAAGTGTATGAGACTTACACAATGGATTGGAGAATAACTGCGATCGTTGAGAGTAAAATCGATGAAGTTATAGAAGAATAATTTAATATTTTTTTTAGGGAAAGGGAGTACTTTTAGTATTCCCTTTTTTTATTTCCTTTTTTTTATGTTTAAAAACGTAAAATAATTTCACCTTTTTTAAAGTACGGCATATTTATTTAAAAAATAAACCTATAAGCATTACTTTTTAGAAATGACAGGAAAAGAAAAATCGATAGTAGAATCCACTTTATTACAAATTAAAGCAGTTGAGGACGCTATCAGCGAAAACGCAAAAGGAATACTTGCTTCTACAATGAAGGAAGAAATCAGTGAATTAGTAAGGGAATCATTAAATGGTTCAAAAAAATCTAAAAGGTCTTTACACGAACAAGATGAAGAAGGTACAGAAACTCCAGAAGTTGATGACGAAGATTTAGAAGGTGAGGAAGACGAAATGGATTACGATGAAATGGGAGCAGTTGATGATGAAACCGAATACATGGATGATGAAACATCGTACATGGATGGTGAGGTTGATTCTGATATGGAAGTTTCTGTTGATAATGACGAATTACCCCCATTGGACATGACGCAATCTCCGATGTCTGATGTAATGAAAGTTTTCAAAGCCATGGGTGATGAAGACGGTATTATTGTTAAAAAAGATGGTAAATTTTTACACATCTCAGATAGCGAAACAGACAAAGAATACATTGTTCAATTAGAGGAAAGTAAAAAACGAAAAATGAGAAATAACTTAAGCGAAGAAATCCTTTATGAGTTACACTTTGAGGACAAAGAAGACTCTTATGTTGAAGAGGACATGGATATGGAAATGGGTTATGACAACGAAGAAGATGAAGAAGAAGAAGACAACAATCATGTTTTCTATGAATTAGAAGTGGGCGATCAAGATGATGAATTACCTAAATTAGAACAAGACGAAGATGAAGATGAGATGACACCACCAATGAAAGAAGCGTTCAAACCAAAAGGAAGAGTTGGAAAAATGAAATTCAAATATCCATCTAAACTTAAAAGAGGTGTAGCTGAAACCTCTAATGAAGAAGAAGAAGATGGTGACTCTTGGAAAGAAGAATCTAATGAAGACGTATTATCACCTGAAGACGATAAAATGGGTGGTGAAAAATCTGAAGCGGCGAGAACGTATGGTAACGGTTCTAAATCAGGTAGAGGACTTAGAAAAGCGATCACACCTAATAGAAACATGACGCACGAATCTACATCTAAAGAGATGAATTTATTAAAAGAGAAAAATGAAGAATACAAAAAAGCTTTAGATTTCTTTAGAAATAAATTAAACGAAGTTGCGGTATTCAATTCTAACTTGGCTTATTCAACAAGATTGTTCACGGAACATTCAACAACCAAACAAGAAAAGATTAATATTCTTAGAAGATTTGACGATGTCGATACTTTAAAAGAATCAAAAAATCTTTATAAATCAATCAAAAACGAATTAGACGGAAAAGGTTCTAACAATGTTGTTAAAGAATCTATTTCTGAAAAAGTGAATAAAACACCACAAACAGGATCGTCATCTAATTTGATTGAAAGTAAAACGTACGAAAATCCTCAGTTCTTGAGAATGAAGGATTTGATGACAAAAATTAAATAAAAATAAACTTTTTTAAAACACTGTATATTTATATACATAAAATAAAAAATAAACTCAGATTAAAAAATTAAAAATGGGAGCATTATTAGAATCAGGTCTTGTAGGTAACATCGGGTTAAAACACCTTAAAGTTATCAAAGAAGATACAATTAACAAATGGGATCGATTAGGATTCCTAGATGGTTTGAAAGGACACATCAAAGAGAACATGGCACAATTATATGAAAACCAAGCGTCTCACCTAATTAACGAAGCTGCGTCAACTGATAGTTCAGGTTCTTTCGAAACTGTAGTATTTCCTATCGTTAGACGTGTATTCTCTAAATTATTAGCTAATGATTTAGTTTCTGTACAAGCAATGAACTTACCTATCGGTAAATTGTTCTACTTTGTACCTAAAATCCAAGGTTATAACGGTGGTTCCGCAAACGCTAGTGGAGCACATTACGGACCGATTGGTGCTGTAGGTGGTGGAGTGCAAGGTGACGGGTATGGTACGTCTTCAGGAGCTTACGCTAAAAATCTTTATGATTTATTTTATGAAGGTTCTGAACCGGCTTTAGATCCTCCAGG